GTGGTACAGAAAGCTAAAGAGGCGGGGTTAGTTGGGGAAGAAGTAAAAGAAAGCACACCATTTTAATTCTTGCCTAGAATTATCCGGGGATCTTTGAAGTCCGAAGATCTCCGGATTTTTTGTGGTGTTAGTTGTGGTTTGGCGGATATGCTAGGCACAAACACATATTTTTAAGAATATAGGCTTGAGTAGGGGCTTGCATAATGACTTAGGAAGGCTTACATTTAATTAGGTGGCATTATGAATGGTCAACTTTGTAAGAATCTTAAAAAGTTCGCTTCTATCAAAAACTTCAACTATAAAGTATGTAAAAAGATCTATCAGCAATCATCCCCCAAAGAAAGAGAAGATTTCCGGGAGGAAATGGAGGAAATTATAGATAACTATATTCCTCCGATAAAGCATATATAGAAGAATTGTCCCTTATATATGCCTACAACTAAATATGTCGGGTATTACGAGGTAAATATCTTACAGTTTAAGATAATGAAGTTTGTAGATTTTTGGGTGCATAAGAAGAAAACCCCGGTACCGAGATGTGAGATTATAAAAGACATGCAAAGTCAGGGCGTTAATATGCCTACTACTAGAAATGCTCTTTACTCTTTGATCCGGAAGGGATATATTAGAGAAGCAATAACTATCTCAAACAAAACAAGTTATGTTGCTTTGAGGTCTGTTATGTAGCCAACACCTTTTTTTATAAGAGGAGCGGTAAATATATGAAAAACTTGGGTGGTCGTCCTTCTAAATATAGAGAAATCTTCGTAGAAGAGGTTGATAAATACATTAAAACTACGGGCAGGGAGCAGACAGAACTTCCAACAAAACAGGGTTTAGCGCTTTGGTTTAATGTGGATGAAAATACTCTTAATAGTTGGGGGAAGAAACATAAGAGGTTTTTCAGTGCTTTGAACAAACTTATGTTAGTGCAAGCCAAACAGTTAATCAATGATGGAATTTATGGCGGTAAGGATGTTAATTCAACGATTGTTAAACTTCTCTTGCAAAACAATCACGGGATGAAAGAAAGAACAGATACAACAACAGACGATAAGCCCTTGCCGGCTCCGATATACAATGGAAAATCTACCAACAGCACAGACATTACAGCTAATTCCCCAACAGAGGCCGTTTAGCTTTGTTGATACAACAGCTACTCAAAAGATCTTTAGCTTGACTAAAAGGATCCGGGCAGTTTCGGGAGGTACAGGCGCTTCAAAAACAATCTCAATCCTCATTTGGCTTATTGATTATTGTCAATCTTCTAAAAACAGAGGCAAGCTTGCAACGGTAGTATCCGAATCTTATCCCCATCTTGAGAAGGGCGCAATATTAGATTTCAAAAACATAATGAAAGACCGGGAATATTGGAATGATAATCTTTGGAATGAAACAAAACATATCTATCATTTTGAAGCCGGCAATGATTTAGAGTTTTTTTCTCCGGATACTTATGGGAAAGCTCACGGGCCGAGGCGTGATATATTGTTTGGGAATGAAATAAACAATCTTCCTTATAACATTGTTGATCAGTTAATGGTTAGAACAAGAGAGGTGGTTTGGTTAGATTGGAACCCGGTAGCAGAGTTTTGGTTTTACACAGAGATGCTGGGAAAGCGTGACGATATTGATCATATCACCCTAACTTACAAAGACAACGAAGCTCTTGATAACCAAACAGTAGCAGAAATTGAATCACATAGGAATAATCTTTCGTGGTGGCAGGTGTACGGATTGGGGCAGTTGGGAGAGTTGGAAGGGAGAATCTATCGTAATTGGGGGATTATAGATGAGATTCCTAAAGAGGCCCGGCTTGTCAGGTACGGGGTTGATTTTGGTTACTCAATAGATCCAACGGTTATTATCGCAATCTATGTTTACAATGGTACTTTCATAATAGACGAAGTTACATATCAAAAAGGTCTTTCTAATAGGACGATTGCCGATATATTGCTAAACAAAGACCGGGCGCTTGTGGTGGCCGATCATTCAGAGCCAAAGTCTATTGATGAAATTTCAGAATACGGAGTAAATATTATCGGGAGTCAAGGCGGGGCAGGATCGGTTTATCAAGGGATTCAATATGTGCAATCCCAAAAGATATCTATTACTAACCGAAGTGTCCGGACATTAAAAGCTTATCGCAATTATTTATTTGAAATGGATAAAAACGGGAAGATAACTAATGATCCGGACGATACGATTCACGAATGGTCAAACTCAATGGATGCTTTGAGATATGGGATGGAAAGCTTAAAAGCAACAGCGCCTAAGCCGGCACAAACAGATTTTGGGGGAGTCAAGCCTTATATCCCCGGAACTCTAGCTTGATATTTGCATTAAAATATATCTATAGTTTATTCTCTTAATATGGCTGAAGAAATAACAAGAAATCCAGAATTAGAAGTATTACGCCTCAATATAGAGTCCGGATATAATTATCGGGAGAGAAGGCATGATGACTGGACGGAGAACTATACACTTGGCCGGGACAAGGTTACCACAAACCGGTTAACTCAAAGACAGTCGGTTAACCTTCCCCTAATGAAGCTTACTCTAAAGACTCTTCTCAAGGACATGGACGATATGCCGGTATTGGAGTTTGAAGAGTTAAGCAACAGCAAAGACAAAGAGGTTTTCTATAATGAATATTGGAAATATACCGGAGAGCAAAACCACTTTGAGCTTCAGGATATAGTTGATAAAAAGCAGGAGTTTTACTTTGGCCGAACTTTTGATCAATGGCAGATAGCAGACGGTGCGGTAAAAATGACAGTGCAGGATCCAATGGACATTTTGGTGGATCGGTACATGAATCCTTTTGATATACATTCTTCTAGGTTTTTAATTCATACTCATATATTTATGCCTCTTTCTGTTATTGAAAAAAATCCGGATTATGATAAAGAAGCAATTAAAAGATTAAAGCTTTGGCACGCAACAGATCAGGGATTGGTTAAGTCAAAGGATAATCTTGATATGCTTCAGGAAAAGAATGAGAAGCTAACGGATCTAGGAGTGTCAGATGTTGATGAGCCATTGTTGGGGGAAACTTATGTAGAGCTAACGCTTCATTTTGTTTACGATACAAGGCCCGGATCAAAAGAAGAGGAGTTGTTTTTGAAAGTATCAGCAGATGACATGGAGATTCTGTTGAGAAAACCACTTGAAGAGATTATCGGAGTAACAAAAGATCACTTTTGGAAAAATCATTATCCTTATGTAAGCTGGGCCGGGGATCTTGAAAGACAGGATTTTTGGTCAGATGGTGTGGCGGATATGGTAAGAACTCCTAACAAGGTGGCTAACGCTTGGTTTTCACAGTTAGTAGAAAATAGAACGCTTCGGAATCTCAACATGAATCTTTTCAATTCAAGTATTGAGGGATTTATGCCTCAAACATGGCAGCCTCAAGCGTGGGGAATGTATGGAATCCCGGTACCACCCAATAGTAAGATTGATGATGTGTTTAAGCAAATGCCGGTACAGGATCTAACAGAGTCTTTGGATGAAATGAATTTCCTTATAGGGATGATTGAGAAGGGAACTGGAGCAACACCAACACAGCAAGGGGTTAAAACTCCCGGACAAATTACTTTAGGAGAAGTAAAACTAACTCTTATGGAAGCAAAAGAAAGAGTGAAGGGCGCTTCTAAATTCTATACACAAGCTTGGAAAGATAGAGGATTGATTTTCATAAAGCTTTTGGAAGCAGCCGGGGATCAGATCAAAGCAGTCAAGGTATATAAGCAAGGAAGAAACTCAAGCGATATTTACGGGCGTGAGATTGCTCCTAAAGATTGGAAGAGTGAAGAGGGTTATAGATGCAAGGTTTGGTCAAGGGATGAGAAAAACGCAGAAGTAGCAGATGGTTTGCAGAAGATGAACGCCACAAAAACTGTAATGCCGGATAATCCGGTGGTAGATAGGGTATATAAGAGGAAATTGTTAGAGTTTTCAGATTTTACCCCGGATGAACTTAATGATGCAATGAAATATGAAGATGAAAAGAGGGAAGCTATAAATAATGGCTTTATGCCTCCAATGGGAAATATGGCAACACAACAAACACCGCAAACACAGCCTCAAGCTGCGCTTCCTCAAATTGCGTAAGAATAGGTTTTGCTTCTAACCTGTATTATATATGGCAGTTTCAGCATCAGCATCAGCGTCAAAATCAGCGTCAGCGTCAAAATCGCCTAGCGCTTCGGCCTCTAAGTCAGCATCCCGGTCAGCATCAGCATCAGCGTCAAAATCAGCGTCAGCGTCAAAATCGCCTAGCGCTTCGG